TATGGAGTTAATTCAGATAAAATTGTAACTTTAGCAGCATTAAATGAATTATTAGCACAATTAGAATTACCAGCCTTTGTAGTTTATGAAGGTAAATATAAGAAGGAAGGGGCTAAAGGATTTACAACTAATAGGTACTTCCCAGAAAATAAAATTGCTATGTTTGGTGATGATGCTTTAGGTGAAACAATTTATGGTTTAACAGCTGAAGAAGTAAAACTTATTGGAGATGGTAATATGGATGAAGCTTCAATGTTAGATAATAAAATTTTTGTTGGAACTTATACTTCTATTGATCCAGTAGGTGAATTTACTAAGGCGGTTGCTACAGCATTGCCAACATTACCACATGGTGAAGAATTAGGAATAGGAACTGTTACACTAAGTTAATAAAATAGTTTATGGCTATTTTTGTTAGGAGTGATTAGATTGATTACTTATACTGATGAACAATATGAACAAATCGCAATTAAGGCTATTATTGAATATAAAAATAAAAACTATTCAGATAATGAAGTTAGAAAACTATATTCTTTAGCAATACCGCTTGTTATTGAGAACATTAAAAAATCTCTAAATGTAGATAAAAATGTAGCTTCTATGACTCAAGGATCAAGAAGTGTTTCCTATAAAGATACATATTCAATAATTGATGATTCTGTAAAAATGTTAGTTGGATTACCTTATGTGAGGATGTATTAATATGAGTTGGTTTTACGATAAAGAAATAAGTTTATGTTCTTATTCTTCATATGAAGATGACCATGGAATAAAAAGAAATGGTTGGACGTTAACAGAGGATGCAATTCTATGTGATGTTCAGCCTTATTCTTTGGAGAAATGTGAAAAAGAGTATGGATATTCTATTGAATGTACTAAAAGAGCTTTTGTAGATTATAACCCGAATATTATTGAAAGTTCAGTTATTGAATATCAAGATAAATTCTATGAAGTCAAAAAAATTCCGTGGTGTGAAGATTATATGGAATTATTGCTTTTAGAGAGAAAAGATGTGGTTATAAATGCTTAGTTTTGAAGAAATGATAAAAGAAGCACAAAAAGCAATTGAACAAGTAAATAATATTATAGTTGAAGAAATGGAAACTAATGCTACTGAATGTGTAGGGGAAACACAGGCTAGAACGCCAGTTAAAACAGGAAATTTAAGGCGTTCAATGACACATGATGAAGTTCAAAAGAATGGAGATACTTTTAAGGTCAATATAGGAAGTGCTTTAGAATATTCTGAAGCGGTTGAAGATGGTCACAAACAAAAAGTAGGACAATATGTTCCTGCTATAAAGAAGAGACTAGTTAAACCCTTTATACAAGGGAAGCACATGATAAGAGATAGTGTACAGCTTCAACAACCTAAAATGATAGAGGATATAAAGAAAAGAATAGAGGAGGAGGTTTAGATAATTGAATTAATTGACATATTGTATACAGTTACTAAGTTGCTAAAAGATAATTTTCCAACTTATGACCTTATAATAGATGAAGAAGAACAAGGCGAAGAAATCACTAAGCCTACCTTTTTTATTACTGTGAGTAATTTGAGTTCTAATTCATTTAGAGAGTATCAAGAGGAAACAGATAATATTGACATAGCTTATACAGATGCAATAGTAAAACAAGAAGATATATTGATTCTTAAAGACAAATTGAAAAAAATATTCGATTTGTCTTTATTAATTGGTAAAAGGAAACTAGTTTTAGGAACAAAAACATTTAATAAAAAGGATGATTTTTTGACTTTAACAATACCTTTAAATTACTTAAATAATAAAGCAGATGAAAATATTAATCCTAACGATTCTTATACAAAATTAATGGAAATATTAAATTTAAATATAAAGGAGAGTGAATAATTTGAGTGATACAAGAGTTAGTATAACCCTTAAGGCATTAGCAGAAAATGCAAAAAGTAGAAGTTCTAGAGGTATAGTTTGTCTTGTATTAGATGAACCTAACGTAGTAGGCTTACATACTTACTCAAGGCTTAAGGCAGTTAATGATAACTACTCAGACGCAAATAAAGCAATGATAACTAGATGCTTTAGTGGTCATGGGGTAAAGTTATTAAGAGTAGTTTGTTATAATTCCGCAGCTAATACACCTCAAACAATTGAAACAGCATTAACATTGCTTAATAATGTTAAATTTAACTATTTAGCATGTCCTACAGCTAATAGTGATGATAAAAAAATGTTAATTGCTAATTTCATCAAAGATCAAAGAAAAAACAACAACATATTAGTTAAAGCAGTTTTAAATAACTATGTAGGAGATTATGAAGGAATTATAAATTGGATTAATAAGAAAGTTGCCATGTCAGCAGGAACGGTATATACAGGATTAGAATACACAGTAGATGTTGCATGTGATGCTGCTACCTGTAGTTTAGAAAGTTCTCTGACTAATAAAGTATTAGAAGGTGTTGAGTCGGTTGATGATGTTGGTGAAGATCTAGATGTATTGAAAGATTCAGGTAAATTCTTTGCTTATTACGATAATGATTTAGAAGCTGTTGTGTATTATACAGCAGTAAATTCTAAAACAACTGTTGGAGAAAATGAAAAAGCTTCTATGAAAAAGATAAGAGTTATGGATATTTTAGATATGATGAGAGATGACCAAAAGGTAGCATTTAAGACAACTTATCAAGGAAAGGTTGATAATTCTTATTCAAATAAAAAATTATTAATTTCAGCTTATAACACTTATTTAAGGGGACTTATAAAGCAAGGAGCAATAAGTGCAGGAAATGCCCTATTAGATACTGATTCTATAGCTCAATATGTAGAAAAAAATAAATCAATTGATACATCGGGGCTAAAGGATGAGGAAATAAATGCATTAGATACAGATGAAGAAGTATTTGCAACAGAAACTGTTGGTGTACTTGATGCCATGGAGAAATTAAATTTAGCGATAAATTTTTAATAAAGAAGGTGAAAAATAGATGGAAAAGTTTGATGCGAGTCAAGTTCTTAATGGTAAGAATTTAGAGCTGTGGGTAAACTCTGATAAAATGGCTGAAGTTAAATCAGTCAAAACAGATACAGAACTTCAAACAGAAAAAGTTCCTATTGCTGGACAGTTAGGAGAAGATGAAATTACTATAGGTGCTTCTGGTACTGGAACTTTAGTGCTACATAAAACAGTCGATGGATTTGGACCAGATATAAATGCTTCCTTAAAAGCAGGAAAAGCTTATAAATTTGACTTGATTTCAGAATTAACAAATGAAATTGTCGAAAGCGAAAGAGTCATGATAGAAAACTGCAAAGTAAAAAAATATAGTCCAATAAATGCAGATATAGCAAAGGCTGCAACTTAGGATACAATAGAATTTAGTTATAATCCACAAAATGTAACTAATGAGTAGGACAGGCTTTTGAGCTTGTCTTTTTATTTTGATTATGAAAGGAATGATTATTAATGATTACAGCAGAAATGTTATTAGAAAATAAAAAGGTTATAGAAGAAGGAACAGCAGAAAAGGAAGATGTTATAACTTTAAGTAGATTAGAAAAAGTATTAGGCGATGGTGAAATAAAAATAAAATCATTGAGTGTTAATAAGATTCAAAACATTACTAAAATGAACGCAAAGGATGAATATAAAATCACATTAACTATAGTTCAAAATGCGGTTACAAATATACCACTTAAAGATAAGGAATTTCAAAAACAATTAGGCTGTAAAATAAATTCGACTGATATAGTCGAAAAAATATTCTTGCCTAGAGAAGTTAAAGCTATTTCAGAAAAAGTTGCAATTTTAAGTGGAATTTCAGCAGATAAGAATGAAGAAATAATTAAAAAGATAAAAAACTCATCATCCAAGGAGACGAAGATTTCAGAATGATTTCTTATTATTTAGATAAGGGTCATCCTTTGAAAGAATTGCTTTCCTTGGATTATTGTGAGCAAAAAATATATGTAGCATGTATGCTTCAAAACAAAAAAGAAGATATTGAAGAAAAAGTTAGTTTAAATCCTTTTATAGAAAAGAGGTGATTATATGAGTTTATTCGGAAGTACGTTATCTATTTCTGATGGTTTTACTAGCGTATTCCAAAAATTTAGTAGTGGTTTAGCTTCAACTTCTTTACAATTTACAAGCTTTATAAATAGTTTGAATCGAAGTTCAAATGATATTCAAAACTCGGGTTCTAATACTGGCAATAAGTGGACTGATGCCTTTAAAAGTATAAAAGAAAAAGGCGTTAGTGCTTTTAAAGATATTAATAGTAGTGTTAGTACTTTTTCTAATAGTACTACAGGACTCATTACTAAATTAACAGCGGGATTTATATCAGTTGCAGGAACTGTAAAAGGTTTAAAAACTGGATTTAAAACAGCTATGGAGTTGCAAGATGCAAGAATGACACTTGATGCTTTATATAATAGTGAGGCAAAAGGTGGAGAAAAATTCAAAATGGCTACAGACTTTGCCAATAAAACACCTTGGGAAGAAAAAGAAACAGTAGGTTCACTTGTTAAATTAAAAGCTTATGATTTGCCTGATGATGAAAAAATGATGACTATGATGTCAGATTTAGGTGCAACGTTTAAATCTATGGGACAAAACATGGATACTGCAGTTGAAGCAATGGGAGATATGATGAATGGTCAATGGGAACGTATGACAAGTTTCGGTATAAAAAGAGAAACTTTAGATAAATACTTACAAGACAAAGGAATGAAAACTTTTGATAACAAGCAGGGGCAAATAACTGATAAAAATGCTTTGATGAGTGCTTTCACATCTTTTATGAAAGATAAACACTATACAGGAATGACAGATAAATTAGGCGAGACAGCAAGTGGAAAATTATCTACAATGACAGGAAATCTAAAAAAGTCTTTAGCTGAATTGGTTGGAATATCCGAAGACGGAAAAGTTAAGAGTGGTTCTTTATTTGATAACTTTATTAAAGGAATGACCAACTTTATAACTAAGATGAATCAATTTACTACAAGTTCAAATTTTGACAAAATTACAAAGGCTGCATCTGATATAGGCAGTGCTATTTCAAATGATTTAGGTTATTTAGCAGATCATCCCGAAGTTGCATCAACTTTGATGAAGTTTACAGCAGGACTATTAGCTTTCAATGTTATCAGTTCTTTAGTTTCACCTATATTTAGTATAGTTGGAGCAGTAAGCACGTTGTTGCCAATATTAGCACCTATAGTAGGTTTTTTAGCACCAGTCGCGGTAGGGATAGGAATAACTATTGGATTATTTGAAAGCTTAAGCAGTATTCTATCATCAGATGGATTATTACATCAAGGAATCAGTTGGCTTTTAGGCAATATTCCTTTAGTCGGAACGTTTTTGCAGCAATGGTGGGAAGATTCAACAACAACTATAAAAGAATGGTTGAATGATTTATGGAACTGGATAGAAAATAAATTTGGATTTGGTTCTAGCGACAGCAAAGGTGATACAAGTGCTACCAATCCACACATACACCCCAATAATGATACATCAACTTGGTTTACTGGTAATCTAAAAGATAACAAAGTTAATTATCAAACAGCTACAGACTTAAAAAATAATGGTTCTATAGTTAATACTGATGCTAGTAAAAGTACAATTAATAATAAAACAGATGTTAATATACATGTTGATAAGGTGGAGAAAACAGCCGATGTTGATAACTTTATGGATACAGTTGTAAAAAGAATGAACAAATATTCAGCTACAAGAAATAACTTAGGCTAGGAGGTGTTACTTTGGGAAGTTTAAGTGATAATATAGTTGATACTCAAAATCAAGGAGGTTCTATAAGTGGAACTGTAAAGATTGAAGGTATAGCAGGTGGCAACAGAAGAAAATTATGTTTGGTAGAAGAAAATGTATTTCAAATAGTTTTCCGAGTAACTCCAACTTTAGATTGGAATGAATCTTTAAGCACAACTTCACAAGATTTATACGGATATGGTGAAGTAGATACAGGCGAAACAGCTAAATTAACAACCGTAACATTAGAAGGCTTTTTTCGTTTGGAACCCTTACCTATACTAAAAGAATATCTTGTATTTACACCTGAATTTTATATGAATAAAATTGAAGAATGGATGTTTGATTTCAAAGTATTATTACTAAAATATAAAACAGATTCAACTTTAATGAGGTCTATGTATTGTAAAATAACAGATTTCATACACAAAGAAAAACCCAATAGGGATATGGCTTTCACACTGAAATTAAGGCAACATTTAGATCTAGAAACTTCACTTACTGAATCTAGTGAAAATGATTTAAGTTCAAGTGCAATAAAGTCTTATGGCTCATCTGTTTACTATGTAGGGGACGACGATACGTTAATATCTATAGCAATAAAATTATATGGTGATTCTACAATGTGGTCATATTTGATGCAAAAAAATAATTTAGAAAATCCGCTGTCTATTACACCTGGACAGGCATTAAATATATAGGAAGTGAGTAAATGAAAGATATTCTTTTAAGACGTACAAAGTGGGATACTGGAAGTCAAAGAAATATTACAGATAATTGTATTAGCGTAAAACTTTCTAATTCATTTAAACAAATTTCGGCAGAACTTGAAGTAGACATAATATACAACGAGTACACTATGGGTCAGGGAATGGAACTTGGAGACACAGTTGAATTATTCTATAAAAATGAGTTGATATTTAAAGGCAAAATCGTAGATACTGATGATAAAGTAAAAGGTTCAGTTATGAAATTTACAGCATATGATTATTCATGGTGGATTTGCAAAAGCAATATAACTAAGAATTTTACAAGTGTATCTGTAGATGAAGCTATAAGAGAAATACTTTATGATATAGGAGCTTTTTACGATGTTAGTGATGGACTAGGCGATGGTGGTAAAATAGTTCTTAAAAACCATTTAGTTAAAGATAAACCAGTACATAAAGTTTTATATACTATATTTTCAGAAGCGACTAAAAATACTGGTAAATACTATTATATGCACATGAACCCCGAAGGTTTAATTACTGTGACAGAAGCAGACAAGTATTACTCTAAACGAGCAATTAAATATCATACTTTAAATGCTTACGGTAGGATAGATGGTAATGTAATAGATGCCGAAATCACAGAATCTATGCAGAACATGATAACCCAAATAGCTGTTTTTGATGAAAAAGGTGAAAAGGTCAAAATGTATGCAGATGATGAAAAAGGCGATACAGTAAACATGGTAAGTGGTAATATTGATATTAATAGGTTCGGAATAATCCAAGATACTATGACAATGAGTTCAGATGATACTAATGTTAGTATGATGACGAAAGCACAAAACAAACTAACTGAAAAAGCTACTCCAGAAACAACTGTTACAGTTACTTGTTGGGGTGACATGAATTACAAAGTTGCTTATGGTGTTTTATTAGAAATGCCTAACAGAAAGAAATATGACAATGTATTTATGTACATAATTGATTCAGAATGGACATGGAATAAAGATGATAGTTTTATATCTAAATTAGGATTAGCACCTTCTAATAAGCATGAATTATATGAGTGGTCAGATATTGAAGAAAAACAAGCATCAACATCTAATAATGGTAAAGATGGAACTTCTAGTGATTTATGTAATAGAATAATCGCAGAGTTAAAGAAATGGATAGGAACTCCATATTATTTTAGTTGTAAAGACCCTTACAATTATCCTGGTATGGATTGTAGTGGGTATGTATCTTTTGTTTACAATCAATTTTCTAGTGAATTGGATATAAATTCATCTAATGGTCAACTTGATAGTTACACAGTTACTATGATGGAACAAGGAAAAGATGTAACAAGTGATTTTCCTGATAATCTTAAAGAATGTGATATTATATTTCCGCATTCACAACATGTTATTGCATATATAGGAGATGGACAAACAATTGAAGAACCTAAAACGGGTGATGTATGTAAGATAGCACCATTAAGAGAAAAAGTGTTAAAAGTTATAAGAGTTGTTCCGGATAGTGCATGGACAACTACTACTGATAATGGAAGTGGCGGAGATACTACGGGAACATTTAGTGGCGGAGTAAGTGATCAACTAGTAGAATTTATAAAAGGTTGGGAAGGATATTACAGCACTGCTTATGATGATGGTGGCGGAGTAATGACTATAGGTTATGGTACAACAGATCCTTCAAAAGTTGCACAGGGTACATGTACAGAAAGTGAAGCTACCGAGTGGCTGAAAAATGAAATAAATGATAAAGCAAGTGAACTAAAATCTCATTTGGAAAGTGCAAGCATTTCTCTAACTCAAAATCAATACGATGCATGTGCTGATTTCTGTTATAATGCAGGATTCGGAGGACTTCAGAAGAGTGGTCTTTGGGACTTTGCTATTGGTAAAACTAGTAAGTCATCAAGTGAAGCATGGAATGTATATTTGCATGATGCAAAAGGACATTATTTAGTAGGATTAAAAAAGAGAAGAGATGCAGAACAAGCTATTTGGGATAGCGCAGATTATAGTGGTAGACCATAGGAGGTGATTAGTATTTGCTTAAGTGGGAAGAAGGAATGTTTCAACATATAGAAAAGGCTTCTAATGAGTATATTGATATAAAAGAGGACGAGATAGGCACAATTATTTCAATAAATCCGTTGCAGATTTCAGTTGGTGGCCTACCTTTAACAAAAGATAATATATATATAAATCCAACTTTATTGGAGCATACAATGGGATTTGCTACTTTAACAGGAACTATTGGAGATAGCCAAACAACTATTTCTAATGGTTCTATTTTATTTAAATCAGTTTTAAAAGAAAAAGATTTAGTTGTTTTAAGAGAATTGAAAAACGGAAAATATTTAGTTAGATGCAAGGTGGTTGGAGGTGGTTCTATTGAGTAGTATTTTCCCTATGGATTATGGTTCTGGAAGTAGTAGTTTAACATCTACATCAGCAACTTCAACAGTAAAATTATTAAAAGAATATGCTATAGATTTTGAAACAGGAGCGCCTTTAATTGATGAAACAGGAAAATTTACAATAGTAGAAGGTTTAGAAGCTGTAAAAGTACGATGTTGGTTAGCTTTAAATATTAGACGTGGTAGATGGTTTATATATATGGATGTAGGCAATAAGTTGAAAGATTTAACAGGAAAAGATTATAACTATGTAAGTCTAAATATACAAACTATTTTAGAAGAAGCACTTATTGATGGAATATATATTACTGGTATAGGAGAGATAATAGTAACACAGAAAGATGATGATTTTAATGTTGAATTTACTGTAATAAGTATATATGGATCATATATAACTAACACTGATATTAGGAAAGGCAGGTGAGATAATGTACTTTAAAGCAGCTAATCAATATTATAAAGAAATGACAAGTACTTTGAATGATGTTGATACTAGCAAACATAGTTTAATTTATAATTCACTGATGCCAACTAGTTATGAAATGAGTTATCAAAGTATGATGCTAGATGAAATTGTAAAACAAGTTTTTGCTAAAACAGCTTTAGAAAATGGTTATGGTAAATTTTTTGAAAGAAGATGTTTAGAGCAAGGAATAGAGAGAAAACAGGTAACTATTGCAACAACTGATAGTTTTAAGATTATTGGAATTAAAGGAAGTACACTACCAAAGGGAGCTATTGTTGGCACATCTTTAGGGATAACTTATACTACAGATTCAGCTACAACATTAAATGATAGTGGAGTGGGATATTGTAGCATAACGGCTACAGGACAAGGAAGTAAATATAATTGTAGTGTTGGAGGAGGCCACTGAAAAAGTCCCAATATTTTTTGTACAAATCATTTGGCAAAATAAGTAAGGTGTCAGAAGGCCTTCTAATAGCCTTGTAACAACTTTTTAGATATAAATGACCTGAAAAAATATACATATATATCTAAATTAGTAATATTTTTTAGTTTTTCAGTGACCTCGTGTTGGAGAAGTATGTCTATTATCAGTAAAATATGTTGGAATACTTAGTGTTATAAACGAAAAAGAAATAACTAATGGATATGATCAAGAAAGTGACCAAGCCTTATATGATAGATATTTACTTAAAATACAAACTCCTGCAACATCGGGGAATAAATATCATTATAGAAATTGGGCTTTAGAGGTTACAGGTGTTGGAAGTGCTGAGGTTTATCCTTTATGGGCTGGTAATGGAACTGTAAAAGTAGTAATTACTAATAGTAATAAAAGAGCAGCAAGCACAGATTTAGTACAAGCGGTATATGACCATATTGAAGAAGAAAGACCAATAGGTGCAACTGTTACTGTAGTAAGCGTTAAGGAAAAAGCTATAAATGTAACTGCTAATGTACAAATAAGTTCATCTACTACTTTAAATGATGTTCAGGGAAGATTTATAACTGTTTTAGAAGATTGTTTTAAAAGTACTTTTAACAGTATTAATGTCAGCATAATGAAAGTAGGAAGCTTACTTGTAAATGTTGATGGTGTATTAGATGTAGACTATTCAAGTATTAAACTTAACAATGTGGCTGGTAATGTTACTTTAGGTAATGATGAAATTGCAGTTTTGGGAACTGTCAACTTAGGAGTGATGTGATTTGAATGTAAGTAAATTTAATGATAAATTCAACAAACTAGATGGAAATATCTATACAGTGGAAGAAGAAATTACAGTAATTAATGGAGTATATGAAGCTGAACTTATACATGACAATGTAAATGTTAAGACCATAAATATATATACAGGATCCAAACTTACTGGTGATAAAATCAATACTTATTTAACTTCTACACCAAGTTTAACTCCATGGAAGACTATAATTAAGATTTTTTATACTATGACACCACTTTATATAAGTTATGAAACAACAGGAGATACAGTTGAAGCAGATGATATAAATAATGTACAAGATGCAATTGTTGATACTCAAAATGCATTAAATTCAGAGACTGCAAGAGCAATAGATAGAGAAAATCAAATTGAAAATAATTTGAATTTGTATAAAACCACTAATAATGCAGAAATACAAGGACTAAAAGCTAAAGATATTGATTTAGATAATAAAAAATCCGATTTGTTATATGTAAATGGAGAGTTTAACAATAGATACACAAAAGATCAAGTTTTCACAAAAGATGAAGTGTTACAGAAAATAAAAGATCTAATTGGAAACGCTCCTCAAACTTTAGATACTTTTAAAGAAATTGCAGATGCTTTGGGTGATGATCCTAACTTTGCAACTACTATAATGAATGCTTTAAGTAAAAAGGTAGATAAGATTGATGGAAAACAATTAAGCGCAAACGACTATGATAATACAGAAAAAGCTACACTTGCAGATGTAAATTCAAAAAAGCATACGCATGCCAATAAAAATATAATAGATACAATTACACAAGCTTTATTAGATACTTGGAATAGTGCTTATAGTCATATTAGTGATGTAGTAAAGCATATAACACAATCAGAAAGGGATAAATGGAACAATGGAGTATCTATAGCTAATAATGCTAATAATTCTATAAATAATTTACAAGTTGGTGGCAGGAACTTATGGTTGAGAACTAAAGATTATGATGCAGTTAATGATACAATTTGGATAGATAACAATGATGCTACTAGACCAGATACAAGCTTTTATTCAGTTTCAGGGACATACAATGGATTTGGAGTTATTCGCATATGTCATGCATGGACAGATTTAAGCCAAAACGTTAGTATTGATGCAAATACAAGTTATGTTTTATCGGCATGGATAAAATCAGAAAGTGCTTCAGCTTTAGCTAGTCTGAATTGCTATGTAAATACTGGTTCAACTATTACATCTCAAAACTTTACCCAAAGTCAAAGTATATCTACAGCATGGACTAAATATTATTTTGTGTTTAATTCGGGAAGCTTAACAACATCTACTTGTAGATTTGAAAATGATAATAATAATGCTTATTTGATTTGTGGTTTGAAGCTTGAAAAAGGTAATATTGCAACTGATTGGACACCCGCTCCAGAAGACACAGACTCTCAAATTTCAACTATAAACACAACAGTATCATTTATAAGCAACAGAACAGCATCTTTAGAAACAAGTGTAAGTGGAATAAATGCTAATATAACAACTATAAATAGTAATGTTTCAAGTGTTACAAGCGCTATTAATAGTTTGCAAGTTGGTGGTAGGAATCTAGTAATAAGCAGTCAAGTGAGACAATCTATAGGAAATTCTACTCTTTGGAATACAACTGATAGTTATTTTTCATTAACTGCATTAGGAAATGATTCTTATAAATTACAATGTACAACAAGTAATAAAGATGGTTGCAGAATAGTTTGGCAATCTGTAGTACAAGGAAATACCACTTATACTCTTAAAATAAACAATATTTTATTTAGCAATACAAATGCAAGAGGATTATATGTTAAATTTTTAAATTCATCGAATAATATTATTAATGGTGATGGAAGTTATTACAATATATCTTATGCAGATACATCTTTTGCAAGCAACGGAACGATAACTAAGCAAATTACTACACCAAGTAATGCAACAAATGCTTTGTTTTTTTTAGGAGTTGGTGGGTTAAGTTCGGTTGGGGATAGCTTAACTATATATAATATTAAATTTGAAAAAGGAACTATTGCTACCGACTGGACACCTGCACCAGAAGATATGGTTCAAAAAGGAATGACCTGGAATGATTTAGAGGGGGTATAGCATATGAATTATGCAACAACACAATATGGATTAGCACAGTATGCTGAAAATACTCCAAATTCAACAGACATAGAAAAGTATTTTGTTGATTTAAATAAATATGTACCACCAATTATATATAAAAATATGAAAGCTATCTATGATGCACAAGGTGCTCAATTAGGTAGCATTTATTATTATATGAATGATTTAATAAATCAATGCTTTATTGACACTGCGACATGGGGATTAACCTACTGGGAAGAAGAATATGGAATAGAAACTAATCTGAATTATTCATATGAAGAGCGTAGAGAAATAGTTAAAGCTAAAATGAGAGGGCAAGGAACAACTACTAAAAAGATGCTAAAGATTACAGCAGAAGCTTTTAGTGGTGGTGAAGTAAACATAATAGAAGAGAATGCAAACTATTCTTTTATAGTTCAATTTGTAGGGGTTAAAGGGATTCCATGTAACATGCAAGCGTTTATTAACATGTTGGAAGATATTAAGCCAGCACATCTTGCTTATAGCTTTAAATACACATATACAAACTGGGATTACTTAGATAGTAAAAATTTAGCTTATAATAATGCTGAAAATATTAAATGGGATGACTTAGAAATATACAATTAAAGGAGAGGATTAATAATGCAAAAATCTGCTAACTATGGGCTAAAATTATTCGAAGGAACTGATAATGTAAAAAGACAAGATTTTGTAGATAACTTTCAAACTATAGATACACAGCTTAAGAAAATAAGTGATAACTTAGGAAATTCAGCCCAAAAAGATAGTACGATGCAAAAAGGATTGAATGCTGAAATGGTTGGAGGAAAACATGCTGGTGATTTTACATCTGCTTATGATTCTTTCAATCAAGATTCAACAGATTTAAATTCATATAATTCTAATAAAACATGGACTGCAAGGGCAGGAAGTAACAACCCTAATACACCATCGCCAATATCTAATTATAGTACTGTTTTAAACGTAGGTTCAGATAATAATTCTAATTTTCAAATCGCAGGAGCATATGATGGAAGTAATAAATTAGGTTACAGATGCAGACATGATACCGATGGTGCTTATGGTACATGGAAAAGAATATTAAATGAGGACGATTATAATACATTAAATAATTTAGCGAATTCGGCTTTTCAGTCTGCCAGTAATGGTAAAAATAGCATAGCAAACGCTATTACTGGCAAGGGTGGAAGTGCTAATGGAGGAATGACGTTTGACCAATTAGCTAGTGCTATAACATCGATACCTGGCGTTAAATACTCATCTGGGACTACAACAGAATATGCTTCTAGTGGTGGTAGCATTAGATTCATCTTACCAAATCAATCCTTTACTGTTTTAGCATGGTTTGCTACATGTGGAGTTTATTGGAGATGCGGTTCTATTAGGGATTATAATCTAACTACAGGAGCATGGTTTGAAGTTGCTGATGGGAGCAGTACGCATGGTACTTATGGAGCTACATATAGAACATATGGAGATGTTTATTATGCCGGAAATAGTGGAAGTGAAACTAAAACAGTAACTTGGTATGCTATAGGTTATTAATAGAAGGAGGAATTAAAAATGAATTATTATATTGGAGCAAAAATTTATTATGATATTAAAACTGGTGATGTATTAACCATAACATCAGAAATGCAAGGAAATGTAGAAGAAACTACAAAAGAACAAGATATGGAAATATATCAAGAATTAACAGGAAGAAATATTAATGATGTAGATTTTATAGAATTACAATATGGAACTCTAGCATCTATTTTCACCAATGCAAAATCATATAAAGTAAATTTGGAAACTAAAAAATTAGAAATTGAATATTTAACCCAAGAAGAAATAGATAAGAGAAATACTGAGTATGCAAAGCAAGCTAAAAATGAACAAGCGTTAAATGATAGTATTTCCAATATATCAGAATATTTAAATCAAAATTCAAATAATATTTCAGATATTGAAAATTATATATTACAAAAAGAACAAAATAAAATTTTAGGAGTGATGTAAAAAATGACAAAAATGCAAGAAATAATAGGTAAAATATTAACAAGTAGAATTACAAGAGAGAAAGCTAATAATACTTTAAATGTAGAAGAAGTAACAAATACACTTAATATATTTTTGGCAGGTGAAACTATAACTTCTGAGCAATATGCAGAGTTTACAGAAATGATAACACCAGTAACTACAACTACTCAAACAGCAGAAACTAATACAACTACTACTAGAGCATCAACTATCAACACAGCTGAAGTAACTCAACAATAGAATAAATCAATAAAGTAGCACCAATAGAGGTGTTTTTTTATTGCTCATTTATATGAAAAACAATATATTAAAGAACATTATGCTTTAGTTGTGAAAAAATTACTGAAATTCTTATATTTAATAGAATTTGTATTATGATTTTTCTTGGATTACATTGGAACAGAAGCTATAATAATCATTGAACGCGTTCATTTATTATGAAAATTATATAAGGGAGAAATGATAAATGAAAAATTTAAAATATTATATACATAAAATTGCATTAGTGTTTTTCATGGCCTTGATATTTGGAGTTTCAGGAAATATTAATGCTAAGGCAGAAGACATATCAAATAAGTATATAAACGCAGTGCCTATAATGACAAGTAATACAGGTCCTTCTGGAATAGCAAGTTGTGATGACAACTGGAATAATACACAAGCATATAAAGCTTTTGATGGAGTTAATAGTTATTATTATAATAGTTCTTATCATGCGTGGGGAACTCACAATACTAAAGGGAAACTAAGCTATGAATTTCCACAAAAGAAAGTTATTTCAGCATATGCATTAGACTATAATCATTCATCTTTAACTGAAAGACCAAAAGAATGGACATTTGAAGGTTGGGATGGAAGTAAATGGGTTGTTTTGGATAGTAGAACTGTTACAGATTGGCAAGATATAGATAAAAGAATTTTTGAAATAAACAATACTACTGCATATACAAAATATCAAATTAATATAGCGAGTAATAACGGAGCTACCTCGTATACTGTTAATTTATCTATAGATGAATTAGAATTATTAGAGAAAACAAATAATTCTAGTATTTCATTAGATAAATTATCAATGAATTTAAATGTAGGTGAATCACAACAATTAACAGCAACTACAACTCCAGCATCTGTAGGAGTAACATGGTCTTCAAGTGATACTTCTGTAGCAACAGTAGATTCAACTGGTAAAGTTACAGGAGTAAAAGAAGGACAAGCAATAATTACAGCTACAACTGCTGATGGTTTAACTGCAACATGTACTGCAACAGTAACGAACACATCAGGCACTAGTGGTGGAAATACTACACCAACTAATTCAACAGATAATACTGGTGGAACATCTACAGGAACAGATGAAACAAGCACTATAGTTAATATTGCTCATGCAAAAGGTGATAATACCAATAATGCTGGTGGCGAGGTTTCAATTATATTTCACGGAACAGCTGATACTACATTAAGTGTTGTAAAAACAGCAGATGTGAAAGAAGTATGGGTAGGGGATAAGTTTATTTATACTATAGTAGTTACTAACACTGGTTCAAAAACAGCAAAGGCAGTAGTTGTAAATGATACCGCTCCAAATCATATTCAATTTATACCTAGTGGAATAACAACAACTCAAGGTACAGTTGATTCAACTTCAACACCTTCAAATATTGTAGTTAATGTTGGTGATATTCCACCTTCAGGAACAGTTACAATTAAAGTACCTGTAAATGTAGTTCTTTAGATATAAAATAAATTGGTTTTAAGTAAGATAATACGATATAAATAGTTATTTAGGGCACTTGCAGAAATGTAGGTGTCTTTTGTTATACAAAAATTTGAAATAAGGAAGGTGAAATATGAATGATGAATTAGTAAAGGATAAACTAGATACACATGAAAGAAGACTTAACAATCATAGCGAGAGACTTGATAAACTTGAGCAGGATGGAAGAGAACTAAAGACAGAACTTAAGAACTTATGTGAAAATCTAAAATCATTAACTAGTATGATGAAGTGGTTTATAGCAACATTGGTAGGGGCTTTGATAAGCTTCTTTTTTTATGCAGTTCAAACTGGAATATTCAATAAATAAAATTAAAAGGATGATGTAAAATGATAAAAACAATTTTAGGATTGGTAATAAGAATATTAAAGAATAAAACATATATGGCAGCAGCTAAAGAAGTATGGGGCATAGTAGATGAGAAGTTTAGGATCACAGAGAAAGCTGACGATAAATTAAAGAGTAAAGCTGAAGAATTTAATAAATTATTAATTACTAAGTTTCCGGAGTTAACTGAAGAAGATGTTATGTATTTTAGACAAGCGGTTGCAGGAGCAGTAAACAAAGATAAAGAAGCGCTTATAAGTAATTCAGATTTATTAAAGCAATTACAAGATACTAATGCTAATTTATTAACAGAAAATGCAGAACTTAAAAATAAAATCTCGCAAATTCAAACTACAGTATCAGTAACGCAAGAAGCTGCCAATACAGAAGGAGAAACAGTACAAGCTTAATTTTAGAGTAGCCTATTAGGGTTACTCTTATTTTTTATATTTAAAGGAGTTGATTATATGCCACAATGGAAATGGTGTGTAGAAGGTTTAGATGGAAAAGTAATGAAAGGATGGTACGAAGACAATGGAGCTTGGTATTATCTAAATGATCAAGGAATAATGCAAACAGGGTGGATTCAAGATACAGATAAAAGATGGTATTACTTAGATGAAACTACAGGAGCAATGCAAACAGGATGGATACAATTAAAAGGAATTTGGTATTACTTAGAACCAAATAGTAATGGTTATATGGGGAGTTGCTATATAGATTGTACTTCAATAATAGATGGAAAAACATATGCATTTGATAAAGATGGACATTTAATTGAGAATAAAGCATTGTCTGATAAAGGTGCTGAATTTGTTTCTTCTTGGGAAGGGTTTTCAAGTACTTGGGAAGATGTAGGAGATGGATATTGGACTATAGGTATAGGAACTGCCACTTCTGGAACATTAGGCAAACAATTATACGCTAGTGGAATTACAAGTTGTACGAAAGAACAAGCTTATAAATGGTTAGAGCAAGAATGTTCTTCATGTTATGAAGCTATAAAGGGGAAACTAGATGCTAATAATATAACTTTAGCACAAAATCAAATAGACGCCTTAATTTCAATGGCATATAATATCGGAGCTTGTGGTTTGGTTGACAGTACATTGTTTAAAAATATATTAAATGGCGTAACAGATGAAGCAACTATAAGAAGTAACTTTGAAGCATGGGATAAATGCAATGGGGTAGTTTGGGACGGGTTAAAAAAGAGAAGAGATAGTGAAGCTGATCTTTACTTAAATGCAGACTATATAGGAAATAATTAAGCAAAAATAAAATTAAATATTACAGGAAATTTAATAGTACAACTATAATTGGAAAAATGGTATAATATTGTCGAAAAGGAACTATAAGGGGAGGATACTATGCTTTCAATTATTTTTGGAATAATAATAGTAGGAACAATGTTTGGATTAATTAGTGCAGTTGGGGCAGGAGAAATAATGGAAGGATGTTTGACAGGGATAATTGGAATTGCTGTTGTAATTTTTATTTCTGGACTTTGCTTTAAGATACATCCAATCTTAGGGACAATTGTACTTATAATAGGCCTTAGGCAATTGGGAAGAAATTAGACATAATAAGCATGTTGTAATGTTTAAAGTTAAATTGCACAAATACTAGCCATTAAGAGGTAGATTAGGTAGAAATACTTGGTCTACCTTTATTTTTTTATTCACATAAGTATATGAGTAAACATAATATATACTATATTGAATTACTAAGGGGGAAATTTCGATGGGATGTAATTATAAAAAAGATAATAGTTATTCTAGTGAGAATAATCAATATGCAGAAAATTATTATAGAATAAAAAGGCATAACCATGAATTTGAATCAAGCACAGATTATGAAGAAGATGATGAAGGAGTAGAACACAATCATCGTATTGCTGGCGTAAGTGGTCCTCCAATAAAATATGGCAAATCTCATATTCACAAAATACACGTGTTAACAGATACCTTTGATGATCATTTTCATGAAATTTGTGATACTACTGGTCCAGCTATTTATATTGGAGATGGAAAGCACATTCATGTAATAAAAGGTACAACAGAGGAAGCGGATGGACACACACATGATTACTTTTTTGCTACTTTAATTCAAGATCCTACTAACGTACCAGAAGATAGAAAATGCTAAAAATATAAAAGGTTTTTTATTCTAAGTTATAGAAGTTTGGGTATAGGAGTTAATCCTGTACCCTTTATTTTTTTGCCTAATTTTAGTCACAATAATTTAGATGCAACATATACATGATAGGTATAGGCATAAAAGGAGTGAGAGAATTGGGTAATATAATTAAAATTAATATGTATGTAAAAATGAAAAGAAGAAATAGTGGTGTGCTGAGATTGCAAACTATTGAAGAAACAATTTTTAAATATAAGAGTTGGTTAAAAGAAAACAATATAGATGATAAAATAGAAAACTATGAAGAATTTATACAGGCGATCTTATAAGGTTGTAGACAGTATAAATATTATTTATTACTCGTATTTTTTTATAGAGCAGTAGCCAGGAGGAAAATCCAACTACTGCTTATTTGTGTTCAACATTTTATAATAATTGTGGTTTGAAAGAAAGATAGAGATAGTATTGAACAGTAAAAAGGTGATTTGAAAATTCTATCTCTATTTTTTATGTCTGAATTAGTATACTACATTAGCATTATTGACTATGATTTTTAAGAATATACAATTAGGTAATAATTATTTTTT